GAAGCGCTCCTGGCTAATATGGATAAAACCATTACGCCTTCTTTCAGCATATTGAATAAGCAAGCGATAGAGGTATATTCTGAGTATGCTTTGCAGCTCAGTGACGCTGATACCGTTCAAGCTCTGAAACAGATACAAAGCAGGCTTCAGCTGGGATTGATCCAGGGTGACACCGTGGGAAAACTAACGACAGACATACGACAAATGATCGGAGCTGAACGGGGTAAACCAGCTAAGGGGCTTACTGCAAAGGCAAGAAGAATCGCTAGAACCGAGGGCGCCAGGTCTTTTGAAGCAGGTCATACCGCCTATGGTAAGAGCACTGATTGGATAATAGGAGAGAGACATAGGGTTAACCCGGTAGGTCCCTGGCCATGTTCGATTTGTGAGCCATTAGAGGGAAATGAATACTATTATGATAAAGGTGAAAGTGCGGGGAATCCTCAGCACCCCAATGGGCGTTGTTATACAACTTATATTTATAGGAGTGACCTTTTCACTCCAGCTGAAATAACTCAGATGAGAGAAGAAGCTGGAGTAACTCTGCCTATTAAAGGGCCTGTAATTCTCAAGCCATCTGCTAAGATAAAGACTGGAATTGATATTTTTGCACATAAGTATGGTGGATATAAGACAGAGAGAGCGACTCATTTTGATAGTTTGGGAAACCAATTCTTATTCAAAAAGCAAGTAGGTAAAACTCCTCAGTTGGCTTATAATAAGGATGAGATAGTGTTATTAAGGGGCAAGGGAGCAATTGTTGTCCATAATCACCCTAATGGCTCGTCTTTTTCAATGGAAGATATTGGCTTTAGTAGCTATGCGAATGAAAAACAAACTTGGGTAGTGGGTAAAGAGTATAAGTATAGTTTACAACCGAAAGCTGGTAAGGGTTGGCCAACTGGCGAAAGAATACAGCGTGTTTATGGTAAGTACGAGGAAGTAGTTGCAGAGGAGTGGAAAAATGATGTTTATCAGCTTATTTCAACTCCTTCTGGGTTGAAGCCGAGATTGACTGAACGGGCAGCTTCAATAAAATATAGCCATATAATTATGAAGAATACAGCTAAAGAATTAGGCTTAGAATATACTAGAATTCCAGTAGGAGGTTAGAATGCCAAAAACTAAAGATGGTGGATATATTATAGACGAACCGGAAGCAGGAATTGGTTATAAGCCATATAAGAAAGCAACGGAAAAGAAAAAGAAGAAGACTGAGAAGAAATAGAGGAGTTGAGAGGTTTGAAAATAAGTAAGCCGAAATTGATTGTTTGTGAGAGTTGTGGTAAAGAAAGACCACATCAGGCATTTGGGCTTTGCAATCTTTGTTATGCTAAGCGGTACTATCGAAAGCATAGAGTGCTGAAGGAGCGTAAAGAGAGGTTTTGTGCTTGTTGTGGAAAGGTATTTATGCCAAGGAAATTTAGTTCGAATCAGAAATTTTGTAGCCATAGTTGTAGTGAAAGAGGCGATTTGACTAAGATCTGTCGGTGGTGCCATAAGGAGTATAAGGTTACGAAAAGACGCTTTGAGATTTCCAAGTGTTGTTCCCGGTCTTGTTTGGCAAAATACGAGCAAAGTAAGAAAACTAAAGAAGAGAGATCTGAAATAGCTTCTAAAAGGGCTTATAACCGCTGGGCCAAATATACACCTGAAGAACGTAGCCAAATGAATACCGGGGAGAATAATCCTCGTTATGGTTGTGTGGTTACAGAGGAGACGAGGCGAAAAATATCAGAGGGGAATATGGGCAATATCCCTTGGGATAAGGGCTTGACTAAATATACCGACCCCAGGTTGAAAGCTGCTGGTAAAAAGGTAGCTGGTTCGGGTAATGGCATGTTCGGTAAAGTTCCTTCTTCGAGATGTAATCTTAACCACGGGGGATTCCGAGATGATCTGGGGCATAATGTGAGAAGCACCTGGGAGGCGAACGTAGCTAGGATCTTTAATTATCTTGGGATCGAATATGAGTATGAAGGGGAGACCTTCAGGTTAGGTGAGACTTGCTACACTCCAGATTTCAAACTTGGAGCAAAACAATTCTGTGAGGTTAAGGGATTTATGAGGCCAAAGAGTAAGATGAAGATTGAGAAGTTCATTGAGTTATTCCCAGAGTATTCATTGTTTCTGATTGATAAGGATGTCTATGAATTCCTGGAGATAGAATTTAGTCAGAAGGTTTCTATGTGGGAGTTTCCAAAGCGGATTGAGGAAAAGGAAGATAGAACTAAGGACCAGTTTCTGCTTGAGTTTGCGAATAATTAGAAGAGCTAACCCCAGACCCTAAAAAAAGAAATAAAAAAGACTTGAAAAACCCTTAAAAACAATAAAAAAGAAGTTCAAAACACAACCATAAAAAGGAAGAAAAAGCTAAAAGGAGTAAGCAAATGAAAGAAGGTATTCTGAAGATTCTGATGAAGCACAGAGGCACCCGGCTAGACCGGATCAAGGCAACAAATTATCTGGATTTAGACGTGGTTGGAGAGGTAGTAGCTGAGGAGATAATAGCTTATATGGAAGAGGAGTTGGTTCCTTCCAGCGAGGGAGGTGTGTTACACTGGACTGAACCAGGTGGAGCTGCACCCAGGGGAGGATAATATGGGAGCCATAATAGTTATAGGAGTTATAGCCGTTGTCTTTGCTCTGGAGTACCTTGTTCTCAGGAAACTAAGAGGAGATATGGTGAAGATGGAGAAGGCACTTGAGAAACTAAAGGAGGAGATGAATAATGGACGTCAGCGATAAGTATGTTAATATGTGCCGGAAGGCGCTGGAGGTGCAGGATTACTACAAAGGGCATACTGTTGAGTTGGGAGACTTTTATTGGCATCGCAACAATGGTATTGGGGTGATAGGGAATGAGGATCTATTTAACCGCCCTTTTATAGTATTCTGGCTTTCCAGGCTTGATCAGCTAATAGATATGCTTGAAGGCAACTTTAAGCTTCCCAGCACTAAGTTGATGTTCTTTTCTATGTGGGATGAAGGCTCAGGAGCTTGGAGTAAATGCGGTTGTGAGACGCTGGAACAGCTTTTCTTGGTCTGCATTATGTGGGTGCAGTACAAGAAGAAATGGGATAAAGTTGGGGAGAAATGGACGACTATAGACTTCGTAGAGAGAGGTGGGATTGTCTCAGTGTAAAATGATGCTGAAAACGCCTGAATGTCTTTTACAAAGAATGGCTCTAACAGTGAATAAAATGGACTCCGCTACGGGGGTAAACAGCATCAAAAAAGAGGAGAGAAAATGATTGAGAAATTGAAGGTTAATATTGGAAACTTCTTTGGTTATGCTGAGGGAGAACAAGCAATAGAGCGTATTACAGCCAAGTTGAATGAGGTTATAGAGGCTCTAAACAATATAGAGCATCCCAGAAAAGTAATAAAATACAAGGAAAATGAGCAGTAATTTACCCCTAAAAGAAGCAAAAAGCCTAAAAGCCCGATGCTTATCCAGCAAGGGTTCAAGATGTGTCTCTACGGGGGTAAGATAAGATATTTTTACAAGTAGAAAAGGGAGATTGAAATGTTTCAGAAAGCAGTGTTTTATATAGAATGTTTTGGAAGTGGTATTTTTGCTGGTAGGCTATTCAAAAGCTTTTGGAGCTATAACAGCCAAGAGGTGTATTTGTCAATGGTGGGGTTGTGTGTTTGTTTGTTAGCTGTTATTGCATTATTCCTGAGAGTGGGAGGGAAGAAAAATGCCTGATGTTTATCTTGTTGAAGATGAATATTCACCTTATTACTTTGATATGGGAGGATCTTCCGAGTCTGAAGATTGTTTCAGGATTTCTCTCAGCGATGAGCAGTATGCTAGGATAACGAAAACGTTGGCTGAAGCTGATAAAGTGCAGAAGGAATTAAGGGGGTTTTATGATAAAGTAATGGAAAATATGAGGCAAAGGAATATTGAGGAAAAATTGATAGGAACATATTGTGCTTTTGAGCAATAAGGGAGATTGAAATGTGGCCCTGGTGGGTTATTCCGTTGATACCAATATTGCTGAAGATTCTGGAAATAGTTAGAGAAGCTATGAATGATTTTATGTAAAAGGAGGAAAGGATGAGTTATGAGGGACTGGTAGAAAAGGCTATACGGGATGCGAAGACATTTGGCTCTCAGTATGGGGCTTGTTATGCTCTTCTGGCCATAGCCGACCGCCTGAACGAATTGGTTAAGCAGGGAGAGCGCCCAAAGAGCACTGAGGTTAATATATAGAAGGGAGGTGAGCTAAGGTGGACACAGTTTTTATGGTTATGGTGGCTATAGTGGGAATAGTTCTTATAGTAGGTTTTCTGGGCTTCTGCTGGAACATCGGCAAAGGAGTAAAGAATGTAGCTCAAGGGAAGAAGAAATAACGCCCCGCTGTGGCGTTCTGGCGAAAACGCTGGGGTAACAAGGCGACTAACACCACGTGAGACCTTGACTCATAGTGTGGTAATAACAGGTTCGAATCCTGTCAGCGGGGCAATTACCCTGGGAGAGGAGATAGATGATAGAAAGTGATAGAGTAGAGAAAATATATTTGAGCTGTCTGTTTCATGATGACGAGATCGACGATGACGGCAATCCAGAAATTGAACCAATTACGGTTCAGGGCATTATGTTTAAGACATTGTTTCATCCCAAAAGAGTGGAGGAAAACAAGGTAGAGATCGTTTTAATGTTGGAAGAATTGCCAACCAAATTTAGATCTGGTCACGGGGGAGGTTGGTCATTCCTCAATCTGTGTAATACTAAAAACAATGAACAATGGACTGGGTTGCACCAAAGAATGGACCAGCTCGTTCAATTAGGAATGGCTATAAATAAAGTAAAGATATTTCCAGAAAAACGGGAGCTTTGGCAAATGTTTCCTGGGGGAGCACCTTACATAACTATCTCGTGAAGAAAGGAGGAACCATGAAGATAACATTGTTGGCCCTGGTAATCGTTCTTCTCATGGGAGGGGCGGGGGTGTGTGAGGAGCACAAACTTGCATGGGATTCTGAGTATGTAGTATTGCCAGAAAATGAACACCAGATCGCTTTTCCGCAAGATAGTGCCCGCTATGAAATCTATGAGGCAAAGCCTCTCTGGTCTTTTATGGATTCGGTGATGCTTGAATTGAACGCAGACACGGTAATTTATATCCCGAAAGGTGTCGACATAAAGGTTATCATTAACTACAAGGGATACTGGCTCTTTCTGGATGAACTTATTCCTTGGGAACATCGGTACGGGGATGACCCCTATAAGGGAATAACCGAGGAAGAAATCGAGGAATCATTGCAACTTGATACAAGCCAAGAGGAGTGCGACTAAAATGCAACCGACAAAAGAACAAATAGCATTATCCCCAGAGTGCAATGAAGCTCTCAAGGCTCTGGGGTGGAAGGGATGGGAGCCGAAGGTGGGAGATTGGGGATTGACAGACTATGGGGAGGCTGTGCTTGTCTTTCCGAATTGGGATGAACGTAGCAAAGCAAACTGTCCAGTTCAAGCGTATACATCTGCTTATGGCCTCACTGACTGTATTGGCCCAGATTGGCATGAAGTAGGCCAACCTCTCCTCCAATGGGAGAATGATATTGAGCCTGCGTTGAAGGGGTTGGGGTATGAAGATTTAGAGATCACTAAGGGATGGTATCAATGCGAGGTACATATTAAGTCAGGTGGAAATGTTATTATCGCACGGTCAGGCAAAACCCGTCAGCTTGCCATGATGCGTGCAGTTATTGCGCTCGCAAAGGAGGTGGGGAAGTGATTAGGTTCATAGGAATTGCGATAGGGATAGCTAATATCTTGATTGGTTTATACGTGGCAGTTTGTGGAGCTTGGCTTGCAGGAATACTATGTTTTGCTATTAGCATTCCGTTTTTAGCATATACACTACCAAGACGGAAGGAGGCTAAGAAATGCAAGGAGGTGGGGAAGTGAGTATCCATAGTGGGAAAAGGCACATTCACAAAGCGCAGAAGCATAGGAGTCGGAACCGTGGAGATTGGTTTCGAGCAAAACATGGAGAAACATTTAAGGAACCTACTAGAGATGTGTCTTCCGTTGAGGAAGACTTTGCTGAACTAGAGAAGCGTGTTTTAGGGAAGGAGGCCAAGAAATGAAAAGAGGATTGAGGAGAATAGTTAAGTTGGCAGATAGTATACCAGAACTTCTAAATGACGGAGTTCATGCTACCCTGGCTAATGTTCCGCGTCTTGCTGAACTGAAGAAACAGCTCAAGGAACTGGAGAAGACGATTTCCAAAGTACGTCAAGATGCTTCAGATGCACTAGGAAAGGAAAAAAGGACAATCAATAAGTTATATGATTGTCCAACAAAACAACTAGAATTAAAGATTGCGGGGTGGGAATCTATAAAGCAAAATGCAATTTTTGCTGTTTGTAATCAAATCCTCGGCTCGGAGGCTCCAAAGTGAGCAATCCAACCGTAGAAAACATTTTGCGGGACTGGCTAAAGCAACACGGCTACGATGGGCTATACTATGATGAGTGTGGTTGTAGCCTGGACAATTTTATGCCGTGCGGCGAGGTTAATATTGGTTGCAAGGCGGGATACCAAAGGCCAGACCCAACCGGGGACTGTGATTATCTTATTTGTCCTGAGAAACCGGAGGCGAAGAAACAGATGCCAGCACCGGAGGGGGGATAAATGACCGCCGGCATCCTGGGCTACGTGGCCGCTGGCTCTGGGAGGTGTGGGGATGGCTGATAAAGATAAGATATTAGGTAAAGGCTACGGAATGAAAGTGTTTGTAATTTTCTTGATGATCCTTATGTTCGCTGGATTGCCAATAGCGTTTTTCAATTTCTTGGCAGGAGCGATAATAATATCCATTATTGGCAGTTGGCTTCTGGTTCTTGTTTGGTTAGCAAGGCGGCAGAATAGGAGAAGAAACTCAAGATGAAATACTACGATGACATTGAAGCTCTTATAAACGAGGAAACCGGCGAACTGGAATCCTATAAAGAAGAAAAGGAAGTTGAGAAGATAGAAGAACTCAACATCAAGTATAAATGGCTTCAGGATGTCTGGAGCTGGTAAAGTCAAATATGATCGCAGGAGGGATAAAAGAAATCATGAGAGAAGAAAAAGCATTTGATGAAGTAGGAATGAGGCGAGCACAGGAAGCATTGGCTAATATGCTCCGAGGTGGCCACCACAAGACATTGATTAACTTCCAGAAGACTCTATTTGTTTCTTATATTAACGCTGGCTTCACCAGGGAAGAGGCTTTCATCTTGCTCAGGGATTGGAACATGATGGGGAAAAATGCTCAAGCTCAATTATAGCTCTTCCAGAAGGCCTAGCTGGCTCAACATTCTCCCGGACCCCAAAGCTGACCTCCCCTGGCAGTTTGAAAATGGCATACCCTTCCCAGAAGGTTGTGCCGAAGCCATCTATGTAAAGAAGGAGCTCACCGATTCTCAGCGTTTTGTGATGTCTGAGGTCTGGAGAGTGTTGAAAGATGGAGGAAGCTTTGAATTTGAGTTTAGAGTTCCTCAACATAAAGAAGTCTGGGACTGGTCAGCAGACTCTATCCTGCGCTTCTGTGACGACAACCAGAGAAAGCTCTGGATGCTCTACCCAAAATTCGAGGTTAAAAGCCTGACCCAAGTAGAGAAGAAAGGAATGAGTATCCTTTCAGGGAAACTGATAGCTATGAAGAAGGGTTCCATTCTGGAGAAGATCAGAAAAGCTATGCTGGTTAATCCGGTAGTCGTCAGGAGCGATGAAGAAGGCATAGCTGGAGAGCTGGGGGTGCTGGATATAGCTTCAGGAGCTAAAGGAGCTGGAGTGCTGCAGCTCCACCTGACCGGCCTAAGCGAGAAAGAGCTGAAAAAGCTGATGTTCCAGGCTAAGAATCTCAAGAAAGAAAGCAAGAAGGGACTTGAGCAGGCAATCAAAATACTTCCAGACATAGACTATCACCTTGACTTTAGACTACAACCCAAGGAGACCGACTACTGGGAAGGTGGAGTGATAGCTCTGGGTGACCCGGTAACTATCCTCTTCAAGCAACCTGTCAATATCTTCAGGAAAGCCGCTTATATCTTCAGGGGTTCTTTGGGTTGGATGCAAGCGGGAAAGAAGCTGGAGCGAGTAAGCGGGGATGAGCTGATGTTACTGGTGGATACTTTCAGTTGGAAGGCACTGACTCAGATGAAAGAAGAGAAGCTGTTCAAAGTTAGGATGGATATAAACAAGAGCTTCTCAGGCGCCTGGAATCTAAAGAAAAAGAAGGAATGTTGGGAAGTAGTTGGTTATGTTTGATTTCTCAGATGGGCAAGTTGCCCATAGATTGTCAACGCTAACCCGTAGCTGATTACAGAAGATAAACTCTGGAAACCTACCTTAGAAAATAATTCCCTTTAGAACTATTCAACATAAGAAAAAATGAAAATAGTATTGAAATAAAGACCTCCTTGAGTGATGTTAAGGGGTAATATATTGAGTAACCCCTTTTATTAGAAGCTATTCCAGCTATTTCCTACCGATTAAACCTATCCAAAATCAATAAAACAAAAAAACTATTATTTTCTTTATATTGAGGGGTAATGAGAATTCTCCTTTTGGATTATTTTGATGAGGTGAGAATATGCCAGAAGAAACAGAACATTTTGTGCGTATCCCGGTTGCAAAGAGGAAAGCTGGGGATGTTATCAGGACTATGACGGTTTCCAAGCGAGAAGGTATAAAGGCTCTCTATTGCGTAAACCGTAAGCTTATTGTGACCTATCTCTTTGCTAAAGCTAAAGGATGGACGATGAGCAAGGCTAAGACCTGGTTGAAGGCACATAAGGCTTTAGCTTTCTCAGACCTTAATGAAACAGGGGCGACGATGTTCTGTAGTTTTAACGAAAGTAAGCTAATAAACACTTATACCACTAAGGAGTTTGTTGAAGCTGAGAAAAAAGAACCAAAGGAAGTTGAGGAAGAACGCCTTATTTTCCTTTTCAGCGGTGTATATGATTACACGGCTGAGGATATTTGCCGGAAGCTGCTTCAATTTGATAAAGAAAACCAGAAGGAACCGGTTAGAATTATTATCAGCTCTTTTGGTGGAAGCGTCTATGCCAGTTTCGCCATTACAGATATGATCGAGTATGTCCGTTGTCCTATTCAAACTATAGCTCTTGGAAAAATTATGTCGGCTGGCCTGATGATCTTTATGGCCGGTGATGAACGACAAATCTCTCAGAACGCCAGTATTTTATCCCATCGCTTTTCTGGTATGATCGGTGGAAGCCAGGCAGAGCTGAAGGCCAGGCAGAGGGAATTTGAGATTATCCACAATCGGATGATTGCTCATTATGTTAAGCATACTAACCTAGAAGATAAGAGAGAGATTGAATCGAAAGTCCTTAGAGAGACTGATATGTTTTTAACTCCGGAACAAGCATTGGAATATGGGATAGCTGATTCCTACTTTGACCAGGAATGGGTTAAGGATGAAGCCAAAGAAGATAAGGAGAAAGTTGAACCAGAAGCTCAACAATATGAATGTGAATGTATTAAATGCGATTATACCATAAAGACTGATAAACATTGCAATACGCTCAAGTGTAAGAAGTGTGGCGGCCAGATGAGAAGGAAGAGCCGCCCAGGCCCAGGCCAAGAAGCTAAGAAAGTAAAGAATGGGGTGAGCAATATGATTGAGGAAAATTTATCTCCACTGAAAGGGCCTATCGGTTATTACGGCTACGGTAGTTTTGGGGAGATACCTGCTTCATTTAGGAACGCATTGACAGCTCTCTCAGCGGTAATTAGAAAAATTGAGAGTAAATCTACAGCTAATCAATTAAAAGCCGTCTATGCCCTCTTAACGACCCAGAACGATTCAGCTAAGATAGCTTTTGAAAGAACCACCTCTGCTGTGGCCATCTTAAAGGTTCATAAGCAAAAAGACATAATTGAGTTGATCAAAGCTTCTTCGGTGAAGAAAATAGTCAGAATCCCCCGGCTATCTGAGGCCATTATAACTGAGAGTGCTGAAATAGCTACTGAGGAGTGGGCCGAAGCCAGCAATTTCCGCTTTAGAGGCACGGTCCTCCATGCTGATACTGAGTCGGGCAACGGACGCTTTTATCCAGCTGATGTAGTCAGACGAGCTGTGGAGAAGGCTCAACATACTATAGCCGTTGAAGGCGGATTACCACTAACGGTTATGCTTGGTCATCCTAAAGACGGAAATATTACTAATCCCCTGGATGCTACCTGTCCAGAAGTTGGAAGGGTTGTCTCAGTAGATTTGACTAAAGAAGGAAAAGTGAACTTTGAGGCGGAAGTGAATGATACCAGCTTCGGCAAAGACGCTCAGGAATTACTGAGGTCTAAGCCCGCTGGAAGCCAACCCCTTTCTCTTAGAGCTGGTGGTAAGATAAAGCTGGAGAACAGTAATGGAAAACAAAGAGAAAGAGTAATGGACATGAATTTCAAAGGATTTGATTTAGTCCGAGACGGTGGAATAGCTGGAGCCGTTGTAACCAGTATAACTAAATAATGGGAGGTGTTTGAATATGACTCGTGATGAAGCTATGGCAGACCCCATCGTGCGAGATTTGGTAGAGTCTGCAAAAGCTGAATTGTTAAGTCAAATTGGTGATTTGAATGAGGCTAAAGATACTCTGAAAAAAGAGAAAGAGATAGTTGATGACCAGGTGAAGGAACTGGAAACCAAGTTAGCTTCAGCGGAAGGAAAGGTAACCGCTTTTGAAGCTGAGAAGGCCGAGAAGAAGCTGGCCGCTTATACGGAAACCGAGATTTCCAAATTGGAGATCAGCGATAAAGCTAAGGAGCTCCTGAAGAAGAGAGTTACCGGCAAGACCGAAGAGGAAATCGGAAAGTCTTTGACCGCTGAAATAGCCTATCTGAAAGAAGCCGCTTCCGACCTGCTCAAAAAGGTTTCTCCGGTTAAAGGAGTTCCTCCGCAGGATGCCGAAGCAAAAGTAAAAGAGAAGACTGACGAGGAGATACTTTCAGAAGGTGAGAAACATTGGGATACCGCCAGAGACATTGTCCAGGCGGATGCAAGAAAATTGAAGACTATTGTAGTATAATGGAGGTGACTTTAATTGGCTAAACAAATAATGACATACAACTCTCAGCTCGAAAACTATTTAAGAGCTGGAGTTTTGACCGAGTTTGAAGCCGCTGAAACCATTTACGCTGGTGATTTCGTGTTTCTGGATGGAGGCGGATTGCTCCACCGAGCTACCGATCCTATGCTGTTGTTCGGCACGGGTGGAATAGCCGGAGTAGCTGAAGGAGCTGGTGTGGTTGGTGATAAGGTGCTGGTATGGCAGACGGGAGTATTCGAGTTTCCTACTGCTTCAGCACAAGCCATCACTCCAGGACGCTATTTGTTCGTTTCTGGAAATGCTACTACGGTTGATTTAGGCGGAGGTCACGCTCAGGAGATTTCCTGTGGAGTGGCTGAAAGTGGAACACCTGGAATCGCCGCAGCGGAAGCAGTGGAGGTATTCATTACTCCAGTGAGAAAACGGAGTCCTTATCTGTATGATAGTTCTACTCCGTATCTGTAATAAGTGCTATAAGCAATGGAGGTGACTTTAATTGGCTAAAGAAGAAGATGTTAATTTAATAGAAGTGAAAGAATTCAAGCAACCTAGCTTGAGAGCAGGCTCTTCAGCTTGGAATGAGGCTAAGATAAGAGTTTTAGGACGCCAGCTTCAAGAAGCTCGTGTGTCCTCAGAGGTGCCGGAACTGTTCAGAACCGCTTTCAACACCAAATTGCTGGATGGCTACACCGAACACATGGCTATCTGGAACCAAATCTTTGATTTGGTTACGCTGAATAAAGGGAAAGCTGTTGACTTCCCAGGACTGAAAGGAATCCATGTTTACAAGGCTGGAACTCAAACCTCTCCTAGTGGCGAAACCGGTCGAGAAGTCAGACATACCGGGCCAGCCTCTGGAGAAGCTAAGATGGAAGTTGATAAGTATGAGTGCATCTGCGGCTTTGATGAGGATATGCTGGATGACATAGAGGTTGACATGATGGGGTGGTGTCTCCGGATGGTTGGGAACCGCTTCAAACAAAAAGAGGATTACGTGGCTTTTGCCGCTATGACGGCGAGAGGCGCTAATATGACTGCCAACGCTGGAACCACTCTCAGCGCTGCAGCTCTGGAGTCTGGATTGGCTGCACTGTTGAATAGGACTGTAACTACTGGTGGAAGAGCAGAGTTAGATCCCATCACTCCAGATTATCTGGTGGTGGATCCGACTCATAGCTTCCAAGCTAAGGAACTGATCAATACCACTCTAACCGTAGCAGCTAATATAGCAGCTGCCAACGCTCCTGGAGGTTCTAATGTCTTTCAGAACCTCTTGAATGTGATCGTGACTCCGTACATCGATACCACTTACTACTACATCGGGCTGGCTGGGACTTTCGGAGGTTCGATTTTTCTGAGACGACTGGTATTGCAAATCAAGAGTTGGGAAGATCTGTTGAGAGATACAGAGAATTTCAGGGCTAAAGCCCGCTTTGCGGCTGACATAGTTGAGCCGGATAAGCTCTGCAGAACCGCTTATTAAGAATAAGTTGTGGATTGAATGGAGGGAGCTATCAGAGTATAGTTCCCTCCAATAATAAAAAAGAAGATTGAACAGGAGGATAGTTTAGAATGCCTTTAATAGATGGATTTACGGGAATACCCTTCAGAGTGCGCCAGATAACGAGGAAAGCTAATCCAGAAATATTAAAGCAATGGCAAGCTCTGGACGAGGAAAAAAAGAAGAAGAGAGTTGAGAAGGAACTTAGGGATGCTAAGAAGATGACCCGGGTTCCCAGGAATAAAACTAAAGCGACGCCTAAGAAAGTGTTAAATGAGAGTAGAGTAGGAACTAAGGCAAAAGCTAAGAGGTAGGTGATTCCCATTTCTTTGAGTAAGAACAGGAGCCCGAATTCTGATTGGCTTACAGGAGGCGTACTTGAATCGCCGGTAACGGTGGGAACTACGGCTGTTCCACTTCCTGCCACAGCACACGTTCACAGACGTCATATAGAAATTTTTAATAATAGTGGGAGCGGGATTTTTCTGGGTGGGGCTGGAGTTACAATTACTAGGGGGATTCCGTTGCCTAATGGAGGGAATCGTTCTTTCAGCTTAGACGTAGGAGTTTTGATTTACGCTATCGCTGCTTCGAACAATCTGGATATTCGCGTGCTGGAGGGATGGTAAATGCTTACAGAGCTTCTTGCTCACCGATATGGTGCTGATATAGGAGAACGTATTGAAAAGTTGTATTGGAAAGATGAGCTTATATTATCTAAAGTGGCGAAAGAAATTGGGATGGGCTTAGAGGTAGTAAGGCGCATTATGTATCAATGTGATATCCCAACAAGAGATATGAGATTTAAGAAAGGCCATGATATTTGGTGTAAAGATTTAACGGTTGAAACCGATGAAAGACTTAGAAAAGGTGTAGAGAAGATGACACTTACTAAAAGAAGCAGGCATTACACTTCTTGGTGTAAAGATTTGACAGTTGAAACCGATGAGAGAGTTAGAAAGTTGGTAGAGAAAATGACGCTTACTAAGAGAAGCAGGGAGTATACTTCTTGGATTAAAGGGTTAACGGCTGAAACTGATGAAAGGGTTAGGAAGGCTACAGAAAAGATGATACTTACTAAGAAGGGTAGGCATTATACTTGTTGGAATAAGGATTTAACGGTTGAGACTGATGAAAGACTTAGAAAAAGCATAGAGAAGATGAGGATTACTACGAAAGGGAGACATACATCACCAGCGACTGAATTTAAGAAGGGGGATGTTAATTGGAATGAAGGTAAAACTGCTGCTACTAATGCAATAGTTGCAAAGCGAGCACAAGGAAAGAAGGAATGGTGGGCTAAGGAAGAGAATAGAAAGTCTATGATGGGTGAGAATCATCCTAATTGGAAAGGTGGCCCAATTCAAGTTAAGTGTGATTACTGCGAAAAGTTGGTAGTCAAAAGAAGGTGCGAGATAGAGAAAAACAAGCATCATTTTTGTAGCACTGAATGCTCGGTTGCTTGGCATTCTGGTGAGCGCAATCCGAATTGGACGGGCGATATTCCCTCCAGGTATTACCCCTCTGAATTTAACGAGTCATTAAAAGAACTTATCAGAACCAGAGATGGCTATAAATGCCAAAAGTGTGGTTGTCCTGAAATAGAGGCGACTCGTAAATTGGATATCCACCATATTGATTATAATAAGAAGAATTGTATGCCAGAGAATCTGATTTCTCTTTGCAGAGGATGTAATACAGTTGTGAATGTCAACCGTGATCACTGGACTCGGCATTTTAAGCGGAAAGTAAAGAAGATGGCGAAGGAGCGGCCACTACAATTACATTTTCGTTCAAGCAAAATGAAAAAGGTGGAGGTAAGCTAATATGATCCTCAAGAAAATAATAATAGGATTGATGAGTGTTCTGATCCTAACCTTCTCAGGTGTAGCTTTTGCCAGCTATTCAGGCGGTTATTCGCAATACTCCCCGGATATTTACCAATGGTATCAGGATGTGGACGCTGGCGGGTATGATCTGGAAAATGTAGAAGATTTAGAGGTCATCGGTACTCTCACTGCCTCCAGTATTGCCACTCCATATCAAAGCATTGTCACTGTGGCCGTTGCCGGGGCAGATTATAACACCATCCAGGCTGCTCTCGATGCCAATACCGTCCCGGTTTTAATTCGGGTGGCTCCTGGAACGTACACTGACGACACCATCAATTTCACCGCTGATAACCAGACTGTGCGGGGTATGGGCTTAACTGCCAAGCAACTTGTCACTACTGCTGATGCTAATATTGTCGATTTTGGGGCGTATACTAACTGTCGAATTGAAAATATGAAACTCAAAATGACTGCGCCCACTACCAACGCTAAAGACATCATAACCGGCTCAGGTTCCCTACGGCTACGCTGGTGTCACCTGGAACTCACGAATAGCACCGTGACCGGCTCTGACCAGCCATCCTGCCTAAATACCACCGGAAACGTGGCGATGGTTCTTGGCACTATAAAATACACCAACTCGGTAAGCGATGCTACCGCCATTAAAGTACCTATCCAGGTTGGCACAGCCGCAGCGATTGAATTGAGGCGGGTAAATATTGATGTGGATGGTTCAGGCGCCGGATTAACATCAGCTCTTGGATGGGGGACTAGCACCGGAGTTTTGGATATCTACCGATGCAATATAGACGTTCTGGACGATGAGGCGACCTACACCGTAGGGACATTTTACATACTCGGCACTGGTTGTCATGAAGTGAGAGGTTGCGACATCCACGTGGCCAATTCAACTGCCACCGCCGCTGCTATTTTCCTGGCGGGAGGTAGCCCAAGCATTAGGTCAATGTTCAACCACTTTCACGTCACTTCTGCCGGCGGAACCGCTAATTCCTTCATCATCGGGGCAGGTGATACTGTCGTCTCCCAACTGGATGACATTGTAGCGGCTGACGGAGTATCCAACTCCGGGACTTATACCCATGTGAACAGCGAGAATGATGGGTATTTTGAGCTTACTGGACAAATCACTTCCACCCTGGCCGACGGCACTGCTCCCCTGGTTCTCACCTCCACCACGAAAGTCATCAACCTCAATGCTGACCTTCTGGACGGCTACGATTGGGACGATGGGCAGGATGTAGTATTTGGCTCTGTCCAGGCAGCCTATATTCCTACCGCTACCAAAACTGCCACATATGCTGTCACCACTGCTGACCTCGGCAAGTCAATCCGAATGAACTCCGGTGGAACGGTAACTTTTACTTTGCCAAGTGTGGGAGCTGCTGAAGATGGTGCGTTACTTAGATTTGTCAAGTGTGCGGTTGGTCGTCTTAATCTTGTTGCCGCTGACAGTGATAAAATTGCTGATAGCGGTGCAGGTGGGACGATATACAATGATGTCGCCGCCCAGACTTATGCTGACATCAGCCTGGAGTATGTCCACTTGATAGTCACCTGGATAATCCCGGGAGCGCACGGAACCTGGACAACGACAAATTAGTTGGGAGATAAAATGAAACTAAAAATTGCACTAATATGCGGCCTGATATTACTCCTGGGAACCCTGGCCTATGCCGCCGATGTAACCACCTGGGACTTTGGGTTGAAGCCTTGCAAGACGCAAGTAACCGGCCAAGATACTCAATATGATTCTCAGGCGGATGATGGCTCTTTGCAGAAGGGGAAAGCCCGGAGCCTAACAGCTCTCACCACTGGGCAATATTCCGGGACTACTGCTATTGCGGTGAGCGGCAAAACGATAAATATGGAGAACGATTGTGTTACGGACAATAATTCGGGCCTAATGTGGATGAAATACACCCCGGACTCCGACCTCGGCCCAGGCAACGATGGCAAGCTCTACTGGTATAAAGCGGCTGACACGAATAATATCTTTGCCTTCTGCGCCGCCGCTAACGCCGCTTCCCTGGCAGGGCACGATGACTGGAGAGTGCCGAATGTGTTTGAGTTGTTTAGTCTGGTAGTCTGTGACATCGGTATAGGAGCGCCTTTTATCGATACCACGTACTTCCAGTGTGTGTCGGCTGGTTATTGGTCTTCAACTACCAATTTTGCAGGAACTACTGAAGCCTGGGTCATCCCTTTTACTCCTGCTGCTGGTGTTTATCTTATATATGGCAGAGATAAGGATACAACTCTTTATTATGTCCGTTTAGTTAGGAATACCCCATAAAGGAGGAAACTATGAAATATATACTTTGCATATTACTGGTTCTCGGCCTCACCCTCCCCGCATTTGCGGCTGAGGTGAAGGACGTGGAGAACTTTGTCACGGAAAACTTCACCCTCAAGCAGGATGAAGCTCCCCTGGCCGCAGCTATCCGCTTGCTGGGCAAACTCAAGGAAATCAGGCCAGAGAGGGAAACTCAGGAGACCTCCACGGTGGAAAAGGGGAAGAATGGCCGAGAGAGGCAGGTATATGAGACGAGGTTTGTGGATACGGGGGAAATGGTTAGCAAGAGGATAGAAGCTACTGAATACGACAAGAATGGCGTTATTAAGGAAGTATTACAGGAATGGTTTGATAAGGATAGTAAACTGGTGAAGCATAGAATTATTAAATATATTCATGGGCAGCCGAAGGTTAGTGAGATAAACATAGAGCCAATACCGATTGAGAGATAAGGAGGATAAGTTGAATAGAAAGGAAGAAAGCGGGTTACTAAAGCAGATTTACTGGGGAATACTTATCCCAGCATTATTGGGATTTATCCTCTGTGCAATCCCTGTGAACGCAGAGGAAAACTTGAGGGGACTGAGGGAGATTACGCCTCCCACGGATGTAATGGAGTCACTGGAGTTTGAAATCGGAGTTTATCCTACCATAGTGGATAACGGGATGCGGTTCCCCATCTTAAGGGAGAAGGGGCACGGATTCTCATTTATTTCAGTGGGGATATGGTTCCAGAATTTCCCTGGAGGGAAAGGCGGCCCCTGGGCTCTGTGCCTGGCGGCAGCGGATAGCTACAAGGATGTGATGATAAAGCGGAGAGCGGAGAACTTCCCAGTGAAAGGATTTGATTTAGTGGGTGGGATAGGCTGGCAATATTTTATTGATGATCCTCGTCCAGTGATTATGCTTGGGCTCAGGATGGGCTCAGTAACTTTGGGATATAGACCTGATAAGGAAGGAAGAATAACGGTAGGGGTTGAGGTAAGGTAATGAAAATATTAGGATGGCTTATCGGAGTAGGAATTATTGCATTAATAGCTTTTGTTGCTCCTGTTTATGCGGTCAGCGATAGCGGCTTCACCCTGAATATCATTCACAACGATAAACCTCTGAGGGAGATAGACGGACGGGTCACTATGCCATTTGGTGAAGAGTATGAAATCTTATTGCAAAACGAGAACAACAAAAGATGTGTAGCTAAGGTATTCGTGGATGGCACTCTGGTTAGTGCTTTGGGGGATTTTGTCATTAAGAAGGAATTGAAACTGGAAAGATTTGTAACCGAATCTCTGAAGGAAGGACTTGGATTCAAATTTGTCCCCCTGGACGATAAAAACGTGCAAGATCCTACAAACCCTCAAAACGGTTTAATAAGGATAGAATTCCGGTTGGAAAAAAGAAAAGAGAGTGAATGGTATATAATCCCAAAGGAAGAGTTCAAGGAGTACAAACTGCCCTATTGGTGGAAGATAGAGAACGTAATCGTATACCCCAATCAGAATATCTTAACTCACAGTGATTGCGCTACTATCAGGCTGAAAACTATCCCTTGTAGTATGACTCTACCTGGAGCAACCGTTGAGGGTAAAATCATCGAACAGAAATTCCACAAGGTAAATTTGGAGATTGAGGAAGCATTTATAGTTTTGGAGTTAAGAATAGTAGGAGTAGAAAAATAAAAGGAGAAAAGAAATGAAAAGAATTTTGATTGCGGTACTTTTGGGAATGCTGATTCTTTCAGCGGGAGCTATGGCGGAAGAGAAATGCCTTTTGTCTTTTGAACCTTCTATCAGCTTTGTAGGCGGAGATCTGGGAGAGCCAACCTTTGACATCAGAATAATGGATTTCGTAGGAGCCGGCGTTTCAGTGGTGGATAAGAAGGTTGAGCCAGAAGTTAATCTCAAGATAGGATTGCTGCTCTTAGGTGCTGAGTGGAAATCAGAAGAAAAACATATCGGCATTATGATCGGGGCTCAGTTAGAACCGCTGAGACTCCAGATACGCTATTACACTTATGATAAACAAGTGAAAGTCGGGTTGGCTATACCACTGGTCACTAAGTGAAATGACAAATTTACAAAAGCTGAGATTGCTTATAGGGGATCCGGATAAAGCCTGCGTGGCTGATCAATTTGGCGCAGGGGACGGCACAAAGAAGTATTTCAAGCTGAAGCTCTTCCCCATCAGAACCGATACAGAGGTTATAACTCTGGATAACGCCGCTCAGACCAGAACCACTCACTACGCTCTGGATTTGGACACTGGTTTGGTGACGATGGTGACGGCTCCTTCAGATAAGCTGATTCTTCTGGCTCAGAAATACGAATACAATGCTTTTTCAGATGATGAACTGAATAGTATCCTCAGCGACTACGGGAACAACATAAACCTCTCAGCCGCTCACTGCTGCAGAGCTTTAGCCACTAATGCGGCTAAGTTTTTCAATTATTATTCGGGCGATGAACGAGTTGACAGAACCAAAGAATCTGAGAACTTCCGAAGAATGGCAAAGGATTTTGAAGAGAAGGCCACTGAGGAGCAAAGCGGAGATGCTGATATAGGTGTTTTACGTGCGGAAGTTTATGATGAAAATGGAACTGTAGGAATCCTTCAGGACTAAGGCGATAAAATGCAATCAGATATGCTAACCAGACAAGAAGTTGACTGGGTTCAAGACAACGAGCTTCAAGTATTAGCTGGACGCCGTTGTCAACCTGGAGAATTCTACTTCGTGAAAAGGACTCTATCTTCTATCAACGCTATAACTCTGGAGAAAGTCTACGCCTATGCCAACGAATACGTCGAACCTGTTATCCGGTTAATGAAAGGCGACGAACACCTGGTTATACCAGCGGGAATCCTCAAACAAGGTGATATTATGGCTACTCTGGACTGGAGAAAATCAGAACTCAGCACTGATGAGCCTACAACGGTCAGCGGCACTCAGTATCAGAAAGCCGTTTACAAGGATGAGGAGTATCAAATAGCTTACCTCCACAAAGACGGATTAGGCTCAGACGTGGTCTCTCGATGGTTGATCCTTCTCAGAAAGGAGAGCGACTAATGGCTGGAAACCTCTTTGGATGGAATAATGCTGCAATGGTTGCCAGAGCTGCTCCGGTTGTGATTAGAGCTCTGGATAGAGTTGTGGAAAGATATGCTGTGGAAGCCGGGGAAAACGCAAAGCCGCTAACGCCCGTACAAACAGGAACTCTCCAGAAGAGTCTCTCAGCTCAGGAGAAGTGGACACCTGGGCTCAGCCATGAAGGTAGACCAGTAAAAGTGATAACTGGAAAGAGGCTATCGGGAATGAAGAAAATGGAAAGGATGGTTGGATCATCCCTTCCTTATGCAGCTGCCCAGGAGTTTGAGCACCGGACAAAAAAACTATTTATCCATCGAGGTGTGAAAAGCGTTGGAGCACCAATGAAGGTAGCCGCTATAACTATAGTGAAACAAATACTTGGAGACCAATGGAACAAGGGAGGTGCTGGAATTGGATGAAAATGGCTGGGAGGAGTGGAGGAAATATGTTTTGAATGAGCTAAAACGTATGAGTGCCTGTTACGAAACACTTAATGAAAAGATGACTAAAGTAATGGTTGATGTTGGTATGCTCAAAGTAAAAGCTGGAGTTTGGGGTGGGCTGGCAGGACTTATCTCGGCGCTTGTGGTTGTTGCTTATCTTTTCCTGAATAATAAGAAATGATTTTGATAAGAAGAGGCTGTGCCTGAATAACAGTTTCGGGTATGCAATAATCCCTCCAGCCTCAAGAAAAAGGAGGAGAAGTTGAATGGATTAAGGCTTTTAGTCACCGGAGGAGCAGGTTTTATCGGCTCTAATTTTATTCATTATATGCTCAAGAAATATCCCACCTATCAGATAATTAATGTTGACAAGCTCACCTATGCTGGAAACCTCAATAATCTCAAAGATATAGAAGACGATCCCAGGTATATGTTTATTCAAAAGGACATCAATTTTATTTATGAGTTGTTTTTGCCTTGGTATCCCGACTGGGTTATTAACTTTGCTGCCCATTCTCATGTTGATAGAAGTATTAATGAATCAAGCGTTTTTGTCCGTTCTAATTATGTAGGAGTTCAAGAAATTTTGGATTGGGTCTTGGCTCGGAAATCGGAAGGGAAATTGGTCAAGATTTTGCAAATTGGAACCGATGAGGTGTATGGTGATGTCACTCGTGGCTCCTCCAGGGAATTCGATTTGCTCATTCCTTCTTCACCTTATTCAGCCACTAAAGCCGCCGCAGACCTGCTCACCCAGGCTTACGGCAGGACGCACGGCATACCATATGTCATCAGTCGCTCCAGCAATAATTATGGCCCCTACCAATACCCGGAAAAGCTCATACCCCTGGCTATTACTAATATCCTTCAAGGCAAAAAGGTTCCTATTTATGGAGATGGGAAACAAGAGAGGGATTGGATTTTCGTCGAAGACAATTGCAGGGCATTAGACTTGCTGATACACAAAGGAATGCTCGGCCAGATATACAACATAGGAACGGAAAAGCTGGTCAACAATTTAACTATCATCCAGGAAATAATAAGAATAATGGGCCAGGGTGAAATTGAATACGTGAAGGATCGCCCAGGTCATGACAGAAGATATTGCATAAATTGTGAGAAGCTGGCCAGTTTGGAAAACAGAAAAATGTTGCTCTTAAAAGAAGGACTGAAGAAGACTGTCCGGTGGTACATAGAAAACGAAAAATGGTGGAGGCGATTGATATGAAAGGCATTGTGTTGGCTGGAGGACATGGAACCAGATTAGGCGAATTAACTAAGGTAACAAATAAACATCTTTTAGCTGTAGGAATGCTCCCGATGATGTATTACCCTATCCAGACGCTCATCAACGCCGGCATAACTGATATAATGATCGTAACCGGCAAAGAGCATATGGGTGATATGATGGAGGTGCTGGGAAGCGGCGAAAGATTCAAAGCTAATTTCACTTACAAAGTTCAGGATTTCGCTTCAGGCATTGCCTCGGCTCTCCTTTTAGCTGAAGGCTTCACCAATGGAGAAAATCTGGCCGTCATTTTAGGGGATAATCTTTTTGAGGATAACTTTAAAAGAGATGTGGAAGAGTTTGACCAGTTGACTCAAGGGGCTAAGGTGTTCTTGAAAGAAGTAGCTGACCCGAAAAGATTTGGAGTAGCTGAGGTGCTGGACAAATACATTGTTAGCATTGAGGAGAAGCCCCAGAAGCCTAAGAGCCACTTAGCTGTTACCGGCCTGTACTTCTACGATCCGATGGTGTTTGACGTGATTAAAAGGCAGATACCTTCTGACAGGGGTGAGCTGGAAATAACTGATACTAATGAGTCTTACATCAGTCAGGGTGATTTATATTATAGGATACTGGAATGCTTCTGGAGTGATATGGGGACTTATGAATCTCTGCTTAGGAGCTCTATATTCTGTTTGGAAATGGGGGTGAGGAATCATGGCCACAGTAGCTAATTTAGGGCAGGCCTTCTATGATAGCTTGGTTTATTTTCTCAGGAACGCTACGGCTCTGGACAGCGATTTCGCTGACAGATTCTATATAGTGCATCCGACGTTGAATCTGAGCCTTTTGACTCTGCCTTTTGTACTTCTGAATCCATACCGAGACGATGACGAAGTGGATGTGCAACCGGATTATACCGGCTATGAGAGTAGATGGATGACCTATCACTTCACCATTCAGGTGTATTGTACCACCTATGCAAAAGAGCGAGAGCTTCCAGAACTGGTAAAGCGTACTATTCTCTCGGCTGAAGTGGGGGATGAGATGGGGTTCCAGGTTTATTCTGGTATTGATAGCGATGGAGCACCTGACGCTGGAACAGAGCTAGTAGTGGCTGACCCGGAATTGGCTGAGATTTACCACGTGGGAAGTGATGACGAGGAAGATAAAATCAGAAAGTTCTTCAGTGTGATAGAAGGATCTTGGCAAATACTCAGAGATAGAACTAAGAAGTTTGTTTCTACGGATAGTTAAATGCCAGCATTTGTAGCGGGAAGTGAAGAAAATGCTAAGAGGCCGAAGAATCTGAAAAGGTGGTTGGATAAAAACTACTTCGACGGATTAGCTGAGCCGCTTGGATACACCTTCCCTGAAAAATTTGATAACAGAAAGGGGTATGGGCTAATGATGTGGAAAGACAGATATTTGGATACTGCCAGAGGTTTAGCTAAAAGGTTCGCCCCAGTCTATACATTCTTGGAGTTGGGATGTGCTAAAGGCTTTCTGCCTCAGGCTTTCAGGATGCAGGGTATAGATGCTGTGGGCGTTGACATCTCTATGTATGCCATTGCCAACTGTCATCCGGAGATGCTTCACTACCTCTTTAGAGCTAACGCTACAGACTTGAAGCGTTTCTTCGGTGATGACACTTTTGACCTGGTTTATTCCTGGGATTTTATGGAGCACCTGACGCCGGAAGAGATAATCAAGTGTTTAAAAGAAAGTAAGAGAATTGGCAAGCATTGGATAAATCATAACATCACTGTCTTTGACAAGGATTATGGCTCCGTAGCTAAACGCTTCTATATGGAGCCTCAAGACCCCACTCACGTAAGCTGCTATACGAAAGAATGGTGGAGAGCTATATTCAACAAGGTATTCAGTGACGACGAGATAAAGAGCTTTGAGTTTATAGGCGCTCCCTTCCAGGGTGGCAAGAAAAGACGGGGAATGCTGGAAACGGTAATCAAAATAAAAAAGGAGGATTGAATGTCAGCGGATTGCGTTACTTTAGAACGGCAAGATAATGGATTATACACGGTAATTATTGACGATATAATGCACACGGAATGCCTTATAAAAAAAGCCTGGAATATGCTCCAGTCTTTTTTCCCGAACATTCACCTTCCAGCCGATATAGAAACTTTCCATTTCAACCTTTCCAGCGGCGACCTCACCATAAACGGGAAGGATTTTAACCCTCAAGAAAGTATACCAGAAGCAAGCTCCAGCTTGGCCAGCGATGCCTTCGTGATAGCCGTGCAATTAGCTATAGAAAGGCTGGTTCGAGAGGGAAGAATAAAGGGAATTGAGGTGATAAATTGAAAGTAGGGGATAAAGTTAAGATAATCGCTCCAGGAATAACCGAGCAAAGATATTGGCAGAAGCTTGGAACTATAACAGGAATAGATAAGGAGATTGGTATGAATATAGTAGAAGTGAATGGGGAGAAACTTGATACTTTCAGGAAAAGCTATTTTTACGATGACGAACTGGAAAAGATATGATTTATAATAAGGATTATTTGAAAGTTGATATTATATACAATAAATCCTCTGTGAATATGTCGGAAATAGAGGATAATTCTGTCGATTTAATACCTACGGATTGTCCCTACGGGATTTCCTTCATGGGTAAGCAATGGGACAAAGCCCTCCCTCCCATAGAGATATGGCGGGAATGCCTCAGGGTGCTCAAGCCTGGAGCCTTTGCCTTCGTGATGTCCGGCCCCCGCCAAGATTGCTTGGCCAGAATGATCGTCCGCCTGGAGGATGCAGGGTTCCGGGTGGGGTTTACGAGCTTGTATTGGACATTTGCAAGTGGATTCCCGAAGGCAAGTAACATTGGGAAGGCGGTGGACAAAAGAGGTGGCAAATATTTAGAACCAAGGCTATTTAGCCAATATATAAAACAACAAAGAGAAAAAAAAGGACTTTCTTTAAAGCAATTAAATAGAATGTTTGGTTATGTTGCAGGCTGTAATTGGTGGGAAGCTGATGGAGATAATTTTAGAATTCCCAATAATAATGATTACAAAAAATTAAAAGACATACTTGATTTGGATAATAAGTATGACCATTTGGTAGGTGCTATTGGTAAAGTAGTTGATAAACAAGTGAGGGGGAATTGTGGTTTTTCGAAAGAACAAGTTTCAAGACCATGGAAAGAACATATCGGTGAAGAATATAATATCACCGCTCCCGCCACCCCCCAGGCCAAGGCCCTCGACGGGGCGTACTCCGGTTTTCAGCCGAAGCCATCAGTGGAGGTAATCTTGGTGGCGATGAAGCCTCTATCAGAAAAGACCTATGTTGACCAGGCTCTTGCCAATGGGAAGGGGGTAACGTGGCTGGATGATGGGCGGATTCCTACAAAAGAGAATCTTGCCATTGATAGAGATGGAACCAAAAAGCTGGATACTCAAAATCAAGGATGGGGCTTTAAGGCAGTAAGTAGAGGAAATCAAGGCCGCTTCCCGGCCAACATCTTGGTCAGTGATGATATATTGAATGATGGTACTATACATAAATCAGGTTTGATGAAACAGTATATTGAAGGTGGACAATTTAATGTGTATGGTAAACAATATCCTAGAGATGTAGAGACTATAGGAGATTCAGGTGGATTTAGTAGATTTTTTTCTCTTGATGCCTGGTGGGAAGAACGTATCAAGAATCTTCCTACTTCAGTTCAGAAGACATTTCCATATCTCATCACGGCGAAGGCGGCGAAACGAGAAAAGAATAGAGGATGTGAAGAATTATATTGGGGAAGAGATAAATCTGTATCCGGTTATCATCAGATAGATAAAGAGAAATATGAATGGCTAGGTCAAGAGGAAGAACGTATTTATAAAGAGACTAAAAAACGAATGAGTCTGAGAGCTTGGGGCAATATACATACTACGGTAAAGCCTATGTCTCTATTTTCATACCTAATAGTATTAGGTTCTCGTGAAAATGATATAGTTTTAGATCCATTCTTAGGTTCTGGAACTACTGCTTGTACCGCTAAAGCATTAAATAGAAGATACATTGGATTTGATAATGAGATAATTTACAACAAAATATCAGATTGTAGAATAGAAGCAATAGAGAGGGGTGAATTGAATGAAAGTAAATGATAGAATCAGAATAGTTTGTCCAGATCTTATTATGGATAGATGCTGGCAAAAACTTGGAACTATATTAGAATTTGATGGTTTGATGTATCGTGTTGAAGTAGAGGGATTGGAGGATGATGTAGTATACAAGGAAGGTTATTTCTATGAAGATGAATTGGAGGAACTAGATGAAAAGAGTTGAAATTCCTGATATGCCCCTTTTTTATTCTGGACTCACAAAGAATGCTGTGAATGTTAAGGTATTCCAATGTCCAGAGTGTAAACGTTTGATGATGGTAGATTGTACAGAGGAAGTGCCAGATTTGTCTTGCTCTTGCACTGTTGATTTCCTCTATAAGATGGAAGAAGTAGAACCTTATGTAAATTATGGAGGAGAAAGATGAGAGTTATGAAAACTTATCCGAAGACACAGACATTATTCAAGAGAGATAAAGAGACATTTAAAGTAACTGATGAGATTAGATGTCCAGAGTTTAGCAATATAAAGAATTACATAATAACGGAGAAGATAGATGGTCGGAATGCAAAAATTCTATATCATAGGGAAGATAGTGGAAATGGGCCAAAAGACATAATAGATATTAGAGGTAGAACAGATAGATCAGAAACGCCAGAATTAATAATGAAAGTTTTGATAGAAATGTTTCCTATTGAGAAACTAAGAGAGATATTCCCTTATGATTCTGTAGATGTGATACTATTCGGTGAGGTATATGGAAAACGTGTACAGAAGAAAGGAGGTAATTATAGGAAAGATATATCATTTAGACTATTTGATGTATTAGTTGATAAATGGTGGCTGAAATGGGATGATGTAGTTGATGTATCAAACAAAATAGGGATTAAGACAGTTCCTATATTTGGAATTATGAATATGGATCAGGCTGTAGGTTTCGTGTGTCCAATGAAGGTTCTCGATCCAGTATATTCAATTGTAGCTAAAGAAGAGAATGATAAAGATGATTTTCCAATGGAAGGGATTGTGGCTAGATCATATCCGATGGTCTTATTTCGTAATGGAAATCCTATAAATTGGAAATTGAAACGAAAGGACTACTTTTCTTCAAAAAATACCGCCGCAAACGGCCAAATTTGAAAGAGTTTTTATCTTAGGTATGGTTTACTATTCATCTACTAAAAGAAAGCCCAAATTGGGGCAAATATGAAAGGAAAAATAAGGAGTTAAAATGAGATACAGAATTATTTTATGTGACCCTCCTCGGTCATATAGAAATTATGGTTATGCTAAAACTAAGAGTGGATGTAGAGCAAAAAGAGGATGTAGAAAAGAGTATCCTACGATGACTACTGAACAAATAAGTAATCTTCCTATATCAAATATTTGTGATGATAATTGCTACTTGTTCCTTTGGGCTACTGGACCTTTGATGGATGAATGTATCTCTGAAGTAAAGGCATGGGGATTTGATTATTATGGGATAGCATTTACTTGGATAAAGACTAATAAACGAAAAACTGATACATTATTCTGGGGAATGGGAAATGTAACTCGGAGTAATCCAGAGTACGTTTTGCTTGGACGTAAAGGTAAGATAGAGAGAGCATCGGCTAGTGTCCATAGTGTTGTTATGGCTCCTATTGATAAACATTCAAGGAAACCTAATGAGATTAGAGAGAGGATAGTAAGATTATTCCCTAGTTCTTCTAGAATAGAATTATTTGCTAGAGAGAAAGTTTCAGGTTGGGATTCAATTGGTCTTGATATCGATGGAAGAGATATAAGAGATAGTCTATTAGAAGTTTCACAAATGGAGAATAACTAATGTCTTGTGAAAATTGTCCATTAAAAAATCAAACAAGAGTCGAACCTTCTAGTAATCTAAATGCTAAAATGATGCTTGTTGGAGAGGCACCAGCTGGAGAAGAGTGTAGAAAAGGAAAATATTTTGTAGGGTCGAGCGGAAGGAGACTTAATTCTTTTCTTAAAGAGGTTGGTATAGATAGGGAAGAATTATTTATTACTAATGCTATGAGATGTCAACTTGATGATAAGAATAATATAAACAAAGCTGTAAAATGTTGCCACGAAAATCTTGTAGCTGATATTAAAAGAGTTAAGCCATCTGTCATAGTAGCTCTCGGTGTCCCTGCTGTTCAGTCTCTTTTGGGTTTTCGTTCTATGAAAAATTATCGAGGCAAAGTTTATTCACTTGGAGATATGCTTGTCGTCCCTACTTATCACCCTGCTGCTTGCTTACACGGAAGGTGGGACTGGACGAAACTTATCGTCCAAGACCTACAACTAGCGAAACGAATAATCAACGGAGAGTCAACTCGTAAAGTCGGCTACTACTACGCTTATCCGTTGAATAAAATCAAAGAGGCTATTGACTATTTGAAAAAATTTGATACAATATCACTTGACACTGAAACTACATCGAAAGAACTTGACGGTGAAATAATTTCAGTTCAGATGTCAGGTAAAGAAAGAGAAGGATTCTTTATACCGTTAATAGGATATAAAGGGGCAGTTAAGTGGGAAGACAATAGTGAAGTTATTAAATTAGTAAAAGATATATTAGAAGATTCAGATATTGCCAAAGTTTTATCGGGAGCTAAGTTTGATATACATTATCTCAGGAAATATGGGATAGACGTTAAAGGATATATTTGGGATACTGTTTTGATGCATCATTTGATTGATGAGAATTTACCACATGGGTTAAAGACTTTGGGTAGGATATATACTAGTGTAAATTTTAGAGACGATGAAGTATTGAAATGTGCTGAGAAAGGAAATTTCTTGGATGTTCCTACTCCCTTACTTTGCCATTATGCATGTGCTGACGCTGACTCTACGATAGATCTATTCAAGAATACTTTATATTCAGAATTGAAGAGACAGAATTTATTAGAGATATATGATACGATAATAGAACCTTCGATTAGAGTATTAGCAGACATAGAGGAAC